TTTGTTAGTTGCAAGTCGTATGGCCTCTAAACTCAAAGATAGCGGATTTGGAAAGAATGATGTTATTGAGCTTTTAGCTGTAGAAAACTTTGATATTGAACTTTGTAACAGAGTTGCTTCTAAACTTTTTGATACTGTTGAAACTCCTGTTGCTAAGAAAGTTGAAGTTGCTGTAGTCCCAACCAAGTATGCTGATTGTGCTCCTACAATTGAAAGAAACTTGGAAAAATTAAGTGCAAGAGAGTTTACTAAGAAGCTTTGTTCAGGACCATATGCTATTGTCAAGATTGACAGCAGACAATTTGATTCCTGGGTTAGATTAGCAGAACTTGCAAAGACAAGTTCAAATGCTAAAACAGCTTTGCACACTGAACTTAAGCCTTGGGTAGAAGAGGCTTTATTGAATTCAGTATTAGTTGCTGAGAAAGAAAAAAGCAATATTGTAACAGCTGACAAGAATAAGCAAGTTTACAAAGTTGCTATGAGAAAGGGTGAAGCCACTGTTGATTTAACCTCTGGTACATCCACTTCTGAAAAGTTTACCCAAGGTAACTATGCAACATTTGGATTAGCAGATGAATATATGGTTTCTGCTGTTAATTCTATCTCTCCATATGAAAGACTCAAGAGAGCTTTGAACTCCTAATATTTTTCCAACCTAGTTATTTCTAAACCCGTCGAAATCGACGGGTTTAGTTTTCTTTATAAGGTAGTTAAATGTCCGAAGATAAAAATGAAGTAGTTGGTGCAATAATCCAAGTAAAAGAAGAGCTTACATCAGATGGAATGAGGTATTTTAAGGATCTCAAAGAAACTGATGATCCATTGATTCCTTTACCTCATGACTCAATGTTGGATTTACAATATCCACAGTTTTTTGAAGCAAGATGTGCTATTTGCTCATCTCCATATAGAAACTTAGCAGAGCATGTATATCTTGAAACAGGCAAAAAAGCTCAATCAGTAATCAAGTTTTTTGAAAGACATTATAATGCAAAACTTAACTGGAATCAAGTTTCTACACATATGGATGGGCATTGTGATTTTAAGAAACTTGTTACATCTGGTTTAAAAAACTATGAGCAAAGAGAAGAACTTATTGCTCCTTGGATTTTTAGAGAGAATCAACTAGCTCTTACAGCTTTAATGGTTGAGCTTGATGACGTTCGGGGTATTGACTGTTCAAAAAGTAATGAACTCAAACTTAAACGTGCAGCAATGGTAGAAAAACTTGTTAGCAAGATTATGGATCTTAAAGAAAAGAGAGATAATCAAGGAGTTTTTGCTTTTAATATTTTTGATATCTTATGGGATTTACACGAAAAATTTAACAGCGAATACGATAAGAAGTTAGTTAGAGATCAAATGAAATCCTTAAGAGAAAAACTTAAACAAGAGAACTGATGAGAAAAAATGCTTCCAAAGCTACATTAACACAGGCTGAAATAAGACAACAGCTTATCCAACAAGCAAATCAAGCGCAGGAAAGATTTAAAGATACTGAATATGCTGAAGATTTTGCTGATGAAATTGTGCCTAATGTAAGAGCAGAAGTATCACCGCCTCTAAGACCTGAAAAGACAAGATTTAATCCTGATCAAATTGTAGACATTGTCACCTTTATTGAACATCCATATTTTTGTAATCTAAAACCATATCCATTACAAAGACTTATTCTTAAATGTTTTTATATGGGTCAAGAAGGAAATACAGATTTAGTAATCCAAGATATTCCGCAAGAAGAAAGGGATGGATGCAAAGGCTGTGTTTGGGAATTTGTTAAAAAGAATGAAATAAAGTCTGTTGAAATGATGAAGCAAAACAGACCTTTCAAAGCATCATTTTCAGTTATTAATTCTCCCTGCTTAACTTGTAGTAGAATGGATGAAGAAATAGTCAAAGAAAGATATGAAAATGAAAAAGAAAATGCCACAAACCCAGATTCTTTAAGAAAAGTAGAAGAACTTCAAGAAAGACCATTTATTGATAACTTTCAAACAGAAATGGATCTTTTAGATTCTGAAGAATTTGACCCAAAACTTAAAAGACAGATTTTAGATAAATGCACTAAAAGATTTAAATTTCAAGAATTAGTATTAGTTCTTGGTAGACGTTCAGGCAAGTCATTCCTAGTGTCTACTGTTGCGTTATATGAACTTTATAGATTGATTTGTATGGGACATCCACAAGCCAGATATGGATTGATGGAATTTGACTCTATTTATCTATTAAATGTTGCTAGAAATGAAGAACAAGCTAAGAATGCTATCTTTGCAAAAATTAAACAAACTGTATTAGCATCTCCATTTTTCCAACCATACATAGGAAAAGATACAGAACTAGAAATGCGGTTTTTTACTGAAAATGACCGTAAAGAAAATGAAAGAAGAGAAACTGCTGGTCTAAACTTATTTTCTGGTTCTTTGGTTTTAAAATGCGGTTCAAGTAGTGCATCAGGTCTTGTTGGTCTCACTTGTTGGAGTGTTATCATGGACGAAATTGCTGCTATGGCTGGTGATAATCCTGATTCTGGCCTTGATTATGATTTATATAATGACCTAAAGCCATCTCTTGCTACTTTTGGACGTGATGGGAAGATGATGATGCTTTCCAACCCTAAAGGACCTATTGGACTTCTATATGATCTTCACGAAAACAGATTAGAAGATCCATCCACTCTAGTTATGCGTGGTCCTACTTGGCTTGTAAATCCTAACATTGATAGAGATTTTTTAGACTCTGAAAAACTTAAAAATGGCACAGAATATCAAATGCAATATGGTGCTGAATTTGGTGCATCATCTTCTGACCCAATGTTTTCTGAGGATTCTGTCAATCGAATGTTCTCATCAATGTCAATGGTTCCAAGAGCAGAAAGACCTACTGAAATGTTCCAATATTTTTGCCATATTGATCCTGCTAGAACATCTGACTATTATGCTGTGGCTGTAGCTCATTGCGAAACTATGTGGGGGCAATATGGACAAGACAGCAAGCCATTAAGAAGAGTGGTCGTTGATCACATTCACTTTTGGAACCCTAAAACAAAAAACCAACCAGTTCCAGAAAAAGAAGTTGAAGATTACATATTAGATTTACATAGAAAATTTAGATTTAAACAAGTAAGTATTGACCAATGGAATTCGCAATCTTCTGTTATAAAGCTTAGAAATATGAGAGTGCCAATTGTTGAGAAAACATTCAACAAACAATATAAAGAGCAAATCTATACAGAATTGGCTACTTTATTAAGAGAAGACAGAATAGATATTTATGACATTTCTGGTGGTTCTTACATTGACGCTAGGGGCCAAATTTTACCTCTGGATGAAATCAAAGAAGCCAAGATTCAGTTTTTATTTCTACAAAAAAAATGGAAAGGAAATAGATTTATTATAGAATCTTTAAAAGGTTACAAAGACGATATCTGTGATGCTATTGCTGCTGTTGCATATGAATCTTATTTTTCTAAAATAGCAGATATATTGCCTCGGTCAAGGTTAATCAATACAGGCACACGAATAAGATAACAATATTTCTTTATGTTTTTCATCCTTATTAATGGATGTGAATTGAAATGGGGATAACAATGGCCAATAACAATAAAAATATCAGAACAGCTGCAGGCTTTGGTGGTGTAGGCGGAGGCGGTTCTGGTGCTTGGTCTCCAGGTGGAAGTCCTATTGCAAAAGGCGGACAAACCCAAGGAAATTTTAATCAATTCGTTGATGATGCATCTTTTGAAGCAATTTTATCAAGAATTCATCAAGATGCCCCAGATGATCCAGAAAGAAATTTAGAAGCAAGATTAGTTCCACAGCATCAAGATAAAGAATATGATGCTCTTAATAATCTTGATATTTTGGATGTGGATGAAAGAAATGCTTATAAATTGAGAACCAAGCTACGTGCTCATAAGCATATGTTAGAAAAAGCAGCAACTCAATTAAAAGCTAATCCACATCATCAAAAAATTCAATTTTCTACAATGGAAGAATCATTAAAAGCTCGTAGAAAATATAAAGATGGTCAAAAGTTTGATTATGAGGATGATGTCCCAGCTCAAATTAAACCAGAAAGAACTCACTCTATTTATTCAAGTTTAAAAAGTGAAAGAGTAGCTATTGATTTCAACTACAGAAGAAGAGATCAAATAACTGAAGCTGAACCTGGTGATGCAGATGCTTGGTGGCAGGCATCTAAAAACCAAGTTCCCATGGGCAAGGCTCCATTATTAACAAATGGCGCTGAAATAGATAAATATTTTGATGAGTTATTAAATGAAAACAATCCTAACCCAAGTGGTTTATGGAATGAAGAAAACATTCAAAATGAAGAAATCATTGATCCAGATTCAAAACCAAACTTTAGTGGAAAAAATTCAGCAAGTGATGATAATCCAAAAAATGATTTAACAATGTCTTTAGAACAACAACTACATGGAGATTCTTATGAAAAGAATCAATATGATAGAAACAATTTTGGCAATGAATCTATAGGATTTGATGACAACCCATTAATGCAAGGTCAAGGAAACTATCCAAGAGTTCCTTGGGCATAAATATGTAAAATATTCATATGTCAAAATATGATTATTTGATTATTGGAGCCGGATTATTCGGCTCCATTTTTGCATTTGAAGCAAATAAAATTGGCAAAAAAGTTTTAGTCATTGATAAAAGAAATCATATAGGTGGAAATTGTTATTCAGAACCATATGAAGATTATCATATTCATAAATATGGCCCTCATATTTTTCACACATCATCAAAATATGTATGGGATTATATAAATCAATTTGCCTCTTTTAACAACTTTACTTTAAGAAACAAAGCTAACATAAAAAACACCATTTATTCCTTACCAATTAACTTATCAACAATACAACAAATATGGCCAGAAGCTTACAATCCACAAAATGCCATAAGTAAAATGAATCAAGATAAAGTCTACATTGAAAATCCTCAGAATTTTGAAGAATACTGTTTGTCCTCAATGGGTAAAACTTTATATGAAATGTTTTTTTACGGATATACAAAGAAGCAATGGGGAAGGGAACCAAAATTATTACCAGCATCTATAGCTCAAAGAATTCCACTTAGATTAAACTATAACGATAGATATTATTCTGATGCAGATATTTATGAAGGCATACCTGTTGAAGGCTACACGGCTATATTTGAAAAGTTGCTCAAAGGTATAGAAGTGCATTTATCCTGTGATTATTTTAGCAACAAAGATTATTTCAACTCATTAGCAACTAAAATTGTATACACAGGTCCAATAGATCGCTTATTTGATTATAAATTTGGTGATTTGGAATATCGCACTTTAACTCACAAACACTATGAAATAAATTCTGATTTTCAAGGAACAGCTCTTATGGTTTATCCTTCTCTTGATATTGAGTGGACTAGAATCATACAGCACAAATATTTCAATTTTAGTAAATCATCCAGAGACTATATTACATTTGAATATTCTAAAGCTTACGATAAGAATTTTAATGAAGATCCTTATTATCCGATAAATGATTTTTTTAATAATGAAAAATATGAAAAATATCGCATAGAAGCCGACAAAGAAAAGAATTTAATTGTTGGTGGAAGATTAGGCAATTACAAATATTACGATATGGATAAAACCATAGTCAATGTATTAGATGTCTGTAAAAAAGAATTAGCAGGAAATTAAACTGCTATTAAGAAAAAAATCAAGTATGAATAGTAATTTTGTTGCTTCCAGATTAAAGCTTGCTAATGTTTTAGATAAGGCAGGACTATATAGAGCTTCAGATAAAGTTTTCTCTGAGCTTTTAAAAATGGCACAAATTACTCCTCAATTTTCTGTAACTAAGCATGATTATGTAGGGAAGGTGCCATTCGAAGACCTTGAGGACGAATTTGAAGAAGCTGATCATGCAAGATTGGATAAACAAGATCGCTTTAGATCAC